ATGTTGTATATGATGCACACACACGCACGTTTTTGAAGGATATATGACAGCGGAAAGTTTGAAAAGAATTAAATAAATTAAATTAAAAGATCACATGATACGATCAGGTATGAACCCAGGTGTTGACTTCATGCGATTGATGTACATACCAACCAGGATACTATCAAGGGCATCACTGAAGTGAGTAGCATGCTCCTGGTCTACGGTCTTACTGCGCTCGCTGCTCTTGTCTTTCTTTATGGAGTCATTGGCTCCTGCCTTGGCTGGAGCATTGTTCATGGAGATCCAGAGCTCCTTACAATTGGACCGGTTGAACCTCATGTTTGGGTATTTATCATCACCTTTGAGTATATCGATCATGAGGTAGTATTTCAGCTCATGCTTGATGTTAATGCTGTCCAGTGTCATGAGATACACCGTCCATCCATGGCTGATGAGCTTATCCTTAGCCTGTTGAGCATAGGTCTTACGTGAGTTAGCTACCCCCACGTTACCCGATGGATCATACCACATGTACACTTCTTTCTTACGGTGAGGCTTATAGTAAGGAACGAACTCATCATCAATCAGGTCATCGAGTATCTTAGGGTATAGCACATAGTGGTTCTTTAGTATCTTATGCTCTATGTCATTGGCCTGTGTGACCACCATACAGTTGATGTTCTTGCCCCAATCGATGCCGATGATCAACGGCTCATCACGGTCCAGATCAGCGTCACCTAAACAGCTCATACCTGTGCCGGCCACTAACTGCTCTAACTGATCATAATTGAAGTCGTTATAGGTATGTACGTCCTCGTCTAACATAGGGTAAAAGCCGTCCTCTATGCGCTTCATACGTATATTCAGCACCTCTGCATTGTAGAGGAAATCAGGCATGGTAGCCTTAGCCTCTTCAAAGTAATCATCACCTAAGTTGTGCCGGTTACATTCAGCACTGGCCCTAAGGAATGATACCCTATCAGGGTGTAATACAGCCTGCTCTTCATACTTCAGTATCCATTTACCTTTAGCCGTTACCGGTGTCGATGTAGCTAAGGTGACTGAATGGTGTAAAGGACAGTCCTTAAAGTATTTCTGAGATCCATCTGGATAGTGGGCCACACGGTATAAGTTACCTCTATTAGTCAGTAATACATCTGTTTGGAATTTCTTCTCATCTAATAGAGCTGCTTCATCACCCACTATCCAATCCACGTTTAATCCTCTCCCTGAGCCTGCAGAACTATCCTGGCTAACCAGTAACATGGTAGCACCATTCCAAAAAGTAACGGCTCTCTTATAGTCCAATGGTGGCTCATACGCCTCAGGCCATTTCCATGATTTAGGTGGCCTGGATCCAACAAAATAATGCTGATCTTTGATGTATCCCAGCTTCTCTAATCCTGCTATGGTAGAGGGTAGTGTTCGGGTTAAAATTTGCGCATAAGTGGCAGCTGGCATTACTCCAGTGGATCTAGGCATCTGCTCCACACAATCGATGATCGCTTTTGCTAAAACAGTCGATTTACCGGTTCCACGGCCCCATTCTAAGATCCTTATTCGTTGAACAGCTATTAAAAATAGGAGTTGGGCAATATTATACTGAAGATATTTAACTAATTTCTTCATGATCGATGTCCTGAGTAACTTGCTGCATTAATTTGGTAATATCTACAGCTCCAGTGCTCACTAATTTGGTAAAAAGTGTTAAAACTTCCTCTGGTACATCGATTTTGACCTCATGAGGCTCAAACATCGCAAAATCGGGTAAATCCAGATCATCTTTACCAATTCCTTTGATAATTATCATATTTGCGATCGCTTTATTCATTTGATTCAAATTACCTCCTTTTTTTGCCTTTGTAAAGGTTGTCATGGCCATTTCAAACAAAATATGAGCAAAACCTTTGTTATCTGATGCTCCAACATCACCAAAAAGTGAAACTGAGGCCCTAATATCCCGATAAGCTTGTGCCTCGGAAATATTATGTGTTTTGATCAAAAAATTCTTCACTTTTTCTGGACTTTTGTGATTACACATCATGGTGTATGCCGTGGCCCATCTTTTTTGAATTTTCACCTCTTTTTCACTCAAAACGATGGATTCAGTCGTATCCATGTACCAGGAAAAGATTTTATCCCTAGTAGTGAGTTTGTCCTTTGGAATTAGGTCCAATTCAGTGTTTTTTTCGGTCATTTATTAATTTTCGGCCTGTTTTTGAAGAATAATTAGCTCTTTTTCATATTTATCGACAATTCCTTGGTGATGGTCCCTTTTTTTGATGCTTTCAGCGTTTTTTACCAATAATTTGTACTTAGTAATGTACTTTTTCGTGTTTTGGAGCTTCTTTTCGAGCTCAAACCATATATTTCTATCCTGAAGAGCTAAAGGAATGGAATTATTCGCTTCTAATTCACTCATTTGTTGATTGTAAGTCGTTATCTCATCCGTTAACGACCTAATTTGCCCTGCCAACTCAAAACGCTCTGTATTGCTCTCTACAATGCTTAATTTAGGGTGGAGATGATCTCTTTGAGCATAACAATCATTTCTTTGTCGCTTGATTTCATCAAGCTTGCGTAATACCAAACCAGATAAAGGTGAGTTATCACCGCTAACACCTGGAATATAAACATCGCTATGCACCACACCAGAACTCTCTTCCCTAGGTTGGTTGATACTCTCATCGCCTGCTCCAGCGTCATTTTCTTTCCTTGGAATGGATCCACTCCTGATTTCCCTTGATTTTTGTCGTTTTTTTTGTTGTTTCCCATAAGAGGCTGATTTTAAATGTTTTTCAAGTTCATAAATGATTTTATTTTTGTTAAAATTGGATTGTGAAACCAAGAGCGTGTTAATGAGAGCTCTTTTTTTACAAACCTGTGATAAGAGAGCGATTCCGACACTATAATCACCCTGATCAAAGAGCCAATCATCTATTTTGTCGTTAATACCAACCTCCATGTATCAAAAATACAAAAATCAGACAAATACGTAGTTTATTTGTCTTTTGGTTTGTCCGAATGAGATTTTTGAAAACTAAAAGAGCTTCTGATTACTCAGAAGCTCTTTTGCCTAACTTAAAATATACTAAAACGATTATGATTTAACTTTTGCCAAATTTTCGAACCCTATTTTAATCAATTGTTCGGCTCCTTTGATGGTTAATGTCCTAAGATTTATTTCACCAAATGTGCCATGTACAAATCGAGTGGATCTTCCAGTTTTAGGCCAGTTGACAACCTTAAATTCCTTAGCGGTCTTTTCAGGAAGTGCTTTATTCGCTTCAGTCTGAGAAACTGGACCAGCTTTGATGTCTTTCCCTGCTGTTTGCTTATCCGTATAAGCTTTTTGAGCTATAGCTCTCACTTTATCATCTGCAACTTTTCGCTGCTCATTACTCTTGTGCTGAGATTCTCTTATTTTTGTTAAAACGTCTGTCATGACTTAAAAATTAGGTTAATGGATCTAAATCAATTACCCCCTCATAAGTGGAAGCCGTTAATCCAGTGTGATCTTTTATGGAGATTGCATACCCTCTAGTATCACCAGCAACGATTCCAGTACCACCTTCTACAGTGTCTAATGTTGCAGGGATAGTTTTAGTACCTAATACCCTCATTTGTCCACTTTTTTCTCTCACGATCCAAACTAAACATCCATTGGCATTACATTCTAACCATTCTCTAGTTGTTGCTGATGTTGTGGCCAATGTCCCATTTAAAAATGATTCATAAGCTTTACTCCCTTCAGCTCCAACCATGGTAGTTGTCACTTCACCGGTGTCAACAACCATGTCGACAATTTTAAAGGCTTTTAAAGGCAATAAAACGATATCACCGTCTAAAGTAACAGAGTCACCAGGTGCGCCAATTACCTTTCTAAGTGGAAAGATATCAATATCATCTTTTTCAACTACAAAACATCTAACCTCAATTCCTGGAGGATTTGCAGCACCACAACCAACGATTAAATCATTTAATTGCTTATTCAGTAAAAATGGAACAAAATTTTTCATATTTATGGGTATTATTTAATAATTCAGTTTAATCTTCAGATAGAATATCCTCCACCTCTAATCCTGCATACTCTTTTTCAATCAAATCATCCATCACATCAGCCATTTCCAACACTTTTACAGATGGAATTATCTCACCATTTACGCGGGTATTGATATAACCTGTTTTAAAGGTTGCTGTTACACCATGTTTTTCTGAAGTATATTTACCCTTAACCATTAATTTTGCTTCAGGGTTGTTTTTGTTAATTTCCTTCAGTTTAACATTATCCTTATGTAAAGTTTCTATTCTACCATTTGACTTTTTAAGATCAGCTTTCAGCTTTTTTACCTCTAAGGATTGATTTTTAGGATCATCTAATTTAGCCTGTAGTTCATCTCTTTCTCCCTCAGCTGTTTTCTGTGCTTTTTCTGCAGCTGTTTTTTTAGCATTAGCTGCTTTTAAATCAGCTGTTGCCTTTTCATTTTTTGGATCATCCAATTTAGACTGTAATTCATCTCTCTCACCTTCAGCCTTTTTTTGCGCTTCCTCTGCAGCTGTTTTCTGCTCATTAGATTCTGTTAAATCAGCTTCTGATTTGGATTGAAGCTCATCTCTCTCACCTTCAGCCTTTTTTTGCGCTTCCTCTGCAGCTGTTTTCTGCTCATTAGATGTTGTTAAATCAGCTTCTAATTTTGTATTTTTTTCGGTTAAATCTTCAACCTCTTTTTGTGCTTTTTCTACTGGTGTCATTAGACTATATTTTAAATGAAATAAAGAAGTGTGTCCAGCTTTTTAACTGGACGCACCTTATAATTTAGACGTTATCACTAACAAACATTTCTTCATGTAATCTCCATCCATAGCCACGTTTAAAGTCAGCCATGATGTTGATTGCTCTTTTTTCTGTTTCAGTAACGAATCCTTTAGGAATAATAACCTTATCATACATTTTGATTAAATTCCTTTTGGTGGTGTGGATGAATCGATCTGATCCTTCCATGGCATTCAATCCAATGATTTCTTTATTGGTAGCATCCACTCTCAAATTATCCTTACCAGTGTAATTGCTATTGGTTCCAAAGTTTGCTCTATAATCTCTCCAATACCTGATTTCATTTGTTTTGCTCATTAAAATCGGAGTTCTTAATTTTTTGTACTTATTTGGTAGTCCATCACAAAACGTTTCTACTCCATCTAAAATATTGGTAGGAGTTACCGCTGGAACTGCTATCGGTACTAAATCACCACTACCAATGAATGTAGCTATTTGTGTACCTAAACCGTCTGTAGATGTTAAAGAGGCTCCTGGAGTACCTGGAATTGGAGCAGCAAATACACCATTATAACTCATATCATCAATTTCTTCTCTAATCTGAGGAATTAAATGATTCGTAACAATGAATTTTACCAATGGCCAATCCTTCCTTGATTTTCCTTCATCCGCTAAAAAACCTATCCATGAGCGTTGTATGTCATCGATACAATCCAATACATAATCCATTTTAATCTGTCTCACTTTGTTCAATCTACCTTGGAATTGAACTTCACCTTTAGGTGTAAAATCACACTGGAAAGGTTGAAGTAATTCTGAAGATGTAGAGGTCGCGAATTCATATTCATCCTGAATATCTGGAACAGAATTCATGAAGTTTTCCAGCTCTATGTCCTGAAACAAGGCGGTAAAAATTTCATTTTTCTTTTTCTTCATGAACGCACCTAATTCCAGGTTCAGTTGAGTTATATCGACACCAGTTAATGCCATGGCATAAATCGGTTCATGGTTTTCAACCACATATTCGGTATATTTTTCAATAGAGGCACCTTCAAAATCGTTGGAACCCATTAATGCATTGCAAGTGAATACGGCTATCACCGTCATTAATGCAATTATCCAGTTTACTAATTTCATTTTTTTCATTGTATCTTATGTTATGTTAAAATTTTAATTTTTATCCAGCTAACATTTCATCAGCTGACTGATTGTGAGTACTGTTAGGATCATTCCATGGCTCAGACCCATCTTCACCTTCAGCAAATTCCTCAGGGTTCGGCTCGGTTGTAGCTGCTGCAGCTCCATCCTCATCTTCCAACTCAGTAATTCTGGCCTCATTTTCTTCAATAGTGGTATTAGCTGTCGCTAATTCAACCCCTATTTTAGTCACCTTTTTATTGGCTGCCTCCAACTCTGAAACGGTTGTTTCATGTGTTGTTGTAGCTTCTTTAGCGGACGCTAATGTTGACTCAATTAAAGCTATATGCTCATCACTTAATGACACATGTCCTTCCTGAGATTGAATTTCCGTTTGTAAGCCTAATAAGGCCATTAATACTGGTAACTTTTTCATATTATTTATGTTTGAGTTTGTGTTGCTTGTGCTTAAATCGTTGTCCGCATTTATTAATTCGAACGCTCTTTCGATTACCTGATCAAAAGATTTTATTCCATCAATTAATCCATTTTCAATGGCCTCTTCTGACATATATGTGTTTCCCCTAAAGACATCCTTATCATTAATGTCTCTATTTGTTTTTACTCTATTTATAAAGTTCTTAGCAAATGGATTAAGAATATCCTGCTTCAATGGACCAGCATCTTTTCGATCAAACAATGCTCTAATTTGTTTGTTTTTATCAGAGCTTTGATCAGCATAAATTTCAAATACATCAACACCCTCTTTTTCAAAAAATCCTTTGAAATTCATAGCACTCATCATAGTGCCTATAGATCCAACGCGATCTGTAGATTCTGACGCATAAATTTCATCTGTATTAGATGCTAAATAATAAGCAGCTGATGCGCATAATGAATTAAAAGATGTTAATGTTGGTTTATCTATTGACTTGATTACATTACTAAATGTTTCTAAAAAAGAAGCCTGGCCTCCTGGCGAATCAAAGTCGAACACTATTGCTCCAACTTGCTCATTTTTAGCAATTGCCTTTACATGAGCTAATATTGATTCCATACCTTGTGGACCACATTCCTGATCATCTTTCATCATTACGCCTCTAATGGGAATAATTGCCACAATTTTATCTTCAGTAGCAGTTGTGGTCGGTTTTCCTGTAGTATGAACCGACTCAACTTTAATGTTTTGGCTATTCAGTAAATAAGGTGAAATATGATGTTGGTTAAAATCAACCTTTTCACCAGCTGCTAATTTGAAAATTTTAGGAATCGATGATTTAACATAGGATGCATCAATGCACCATGGAGAATTAAATATTTGATTTGCTAAACTCATAAAGAAGTGTGATCACTAATTGATACAAACTTCCCTATATATACATAATTAATAAAGGACTAAAAAAATCCTAAGGTGCGTAAAATGGTGCTTTAAAGGGATTTTGTGAGACAAATTTGAATTTATGGCCCGAAAATGTGCCTGGTTTTCGGCCCGAATCTAAGTTCGCCTCAAATTTAAAAGGGTATTCGGGAGATCCTAATAATTTTTGCTGGCCGTCTGGATAGGTGTAAACGATAATGAACCTATAATCAGGCATGATGTTAAATTGATTGCTGTTTACCGGAATATCTTTAGCAACATCACCAATTAGTGTTTGGTTATAAAGTGGACGTTGTGGGCCTGATCGCTGCCTTTCTTTAAAGTTAGTCGTTTCAACTACAGCTGCCAGCGTTAAAAAATTTTTGCCTGGTATAATAGTGATTGCATTAGTAATCGTGTTATTGCTATTTATAAACTCAGGAAATGTTAAAATCCATTGTAATGGAAGATAGGTTAAAACGGTAATTCCTGCAATATTTGGCTGATTACAGTTTGGTGAAATACTCTCTAATTGTTCTGACATGGTTTTATTTTATATAATGGACAAGGTTGTTTTTATTATTTTATCAATACAATAATATCTAAAGGCTCTACAGGTTTTTTTTGATGTCAACTGCATTTTTATGCTTATTTTTTCTTTATTTTCTCTCGATGCCTGAAATACATTTTTTGCAATCCTCCAAATGAAATATCATTATCATCCAAATTATAAAAATCCATAAAATTGAGGATGTTGTCTTTTATATTCCCATTAGAATGCGTTCCTTTTTTTTCAATATTATAGTCTAAAAAATTAACCAATTTTTCCTCAAACATTCCCCTGAGTAATTGATCAATTTTATGAATTCGTTTATTGTCATAACGAAATCGATTCTCCCTCATCTGCTCATTGCTGATTTGTATTTTTAACGAATCGTTGAATGACCTTTCTTTTCGGTAACTCAGTTTTATGTTTTGCCTGGTAAAATTGTAAAAGATAATCTCTGAATAAACGCACTTTCCAATGGATATTTTAAAGGGTTCAATAGTCTTATGCATGGCTATCATTTTCTTAATGTGAGAATGAATTGGCATTTCTATAATTAACCCTTTATTCATTCAATAAGATTATAATAATGAGGTGTATAAGCAACATTTTTTTTGAGATTTTTTTTAAGAATCAGTCAAATATAATACAAAAATCGGACAAAACTGCTCAACCGGTCAACCCTGATTTTATTTTTTAATTCAACTAATTGTAAATGAAATAGTTGATTGATATTTTATGCAGTTGACCACTTTTTAGAGAATAAAGTAATCGACTCATTTACAAATAATTAACAAAAACGTGTTTGGCTCAACTGCTCAACTTATCTCAAATTTGCTCAACTGGTCAACCTTAAAGTAATATTTAGATAAATAGTATAAGTAATTGATAGTTAATATATTATATCTATTAATTTATATTAAAGTTGAGCAGTTGACCAGTTGACCGTAATTTTACGATAAACGGTCAAGGCTTTAAATGACTCGAAAACCGTCAAAACAACATTCGGACCGCATGCATGCATTTAGACATAAAAATTTTAGGAGTACAAGAGTGTAATGGAATGAAGAATAAAATTAATTAAGCGATTGATGTATCACTTTGCTCTTTAGCAACGAATAAACAGGTTGATTTTGATGCCTTATTTCCTTTTAATGTAATGGAGAGCTCTTTTAGAATACCTCTCATTTGTCCAGCTGGTGACTGTATTTTATAATTAGGAAATCGAAATCGTGACATTTCAGATACTTTATGGACTGGTAGATCTAACAACCTGGTAATTTCTTTAGATTGATTAATGGCCTCAATGAATGGCTTATAAAAGGTTTCCACCAACCCATCATCACCATCCCAGGTTAATGACAAATCACCCACTTTTCCAATACTAGGTTCTGTAGAGAATGGTGTGGCCAATGGATACGGATTACCTAAATTATTCAATTGTTTTCCTCTATAAAATGTCAGTACTAAATTATCTAAGTGATCATCTGGTCCGGAAACATCAACGAAAGGAAGTCCGAAAATATCCAATAATGTTGATGGGTAAGAATCTCCTTTTAATGGGCCTCTATACACGCCAACGGTATTGAGTGATCCTATTGGATCAGCTGCAACAATTGGCAGAGTCGGAAAGGATGCCCATAAAGCCCAATTTACAGAAACATACTGCTGTGTAACAAACAAATACCTGTCTGGTGAAGTGATATCTGTTTTTCCATCTCCTATAACCACTTTAGCTGGCGTATATTCAGGATTTTTAAAGAGCACATCCTTACTATCATCTGCATAACTAAAGGAGAAACCTTCAGAAAATTTTCTGGAATAAGAATACTTTGGATTTGTAAACTTGGTTAGATCCTCTTCAGGAGTGTTCAAAATTTCAGTAACAGATCTAACTTCAATACTATTTTTATCAATGAATAAAATTTGGTTAAAATTCACCTTTAACAAATTTACAATGGCTAAACCACTCACATCAGGCAAATGGTCCTCCAGTTTAAGATCTCTTTTTAAGGGCTGAAAATCACTCACCGGTGGATCAGCATCAACGGTATTATTATTAAACATGCTGAGCTGTTTAATGTCTGTCAATTCTAAGAAATCACCAATAATTGTCAAGTTAACTACCTTAAATATCTCCTTTAAAACATGGGTGTATTTAATAAAAGGTATATAGGTAACTGACCAGAATATCTGTTCAATATTAGTAGTGTCAAATGGATGGTTATATTGATAACTACCGTCTGTAAAAGGATTAATAAATCGAAACGGCCAATTGAAATCAGGAAAAGATTGCTGATCACCCTCGTTGTATCCATAAGACTCAGACAGCACGGTTGGCCATGAATGGGTTGCGTCAATATCATCTTCATTAAATGGATCGTTTTTAAATGCCTGAAAAGAATCCTCCTGAAAATTCCATCGATCTTCTAAAGAGGCAAAAGAATCAGGATGAAAATCATATTGGTGAATCGATTCTAAGTCCAAATCTCTGATCCTAAAATCCTTCAATCGCTTACTGATTGCTAAATCCTCATTATTGATAAAACATGAATAGGAGTCGTTATTTGGGTTCTTAATGGACAATACACCCTGCAGCATCAAAATGCCTTCAAAGAAGATCTCACAGGGCAAATTATTAGATTCAGCCGAACTATCAATTCTTTCAACATTGTCAAAAATCGCGCTGTTTCTAGGTGTAACTGGCAAAGTAAAGCTATAAGAGAAAGCATTGTTTAATGGATTCTGCCTAAACATTGGGTTCTCAAACTTCAATGTGATTGAAGCTTCACCAACATCTACAAATTCACCTTTTACTTTGATCTGAAGCATTGACTATTTTTTAACAAGAGTTTTAGTGAATGCTGTATAATCAACATTATTAGTATCCAAATAAGCAATAGCATCAGCAAAATCATCCGCTATATATAAGGAATAGTTGTCAGCATCCATGCTGACATCATGCTCTCCATTAACGAATTCATGCAATAAATTACCGGCTGTTTTAATTATGATCGTAAATTTCATTTTATATGATTTAAGTTATTAATATCCATCCAAAATCTGCCACCAATCCCTCACCAACAAATTCACCGGTCCCATTTAAAATATCTAATGCGAAAGCTGATAATGGCAAATCAGGATTACCGGACACATTTAATACGGTACCAGAAAAAGTGTAACGATTTCTAAAATTCCAGAGATCTAAAATAATCGTATCCAGGTTATCATTTGAAATGTTATTGGATGATATGTCAATCGACTCTAGAGCAGGATGATACCCTACAATTACATTATCTAAACTATTTCCTGCAAAGCTGACCACTTCTAATTTAATGAACTCTGAAATATCTAACTCTCCAGTGATCATGTTTCCAAATAAGCTTAAAGTAGCCACATTCCTGAGCTCACTAATGTCTATTTCTGTCACCACCTGAGAGGCTAACGTAAATAAACTGATCTCTTCTGGACATGGTAGATTATAGTCAATACTTATTGTAAAAACACTGAATAAAGTGTCACTGATCACATTGGCACCTATAGCAAGTGGCTCTAAGGTTTCATTATTTCCAGCCTTAAAATCAACCCAACTGTCCTGTACCACATTGGATGAAATCACAAATAAATGGCTGCCAAAATCATCCGTTTTCCAGGTGATGTGTTTATTTCTTAGGGTGACATTAAAATCATAATCCAGTATTTCACCAGTATCCAGTGTTAATTGTGCCGTCACCCTATAAACATCCTCCTGAGTAATCTTAGGAACAATGTCCCACTGTAATGTTGGGAAAGGAGAAACCACGGTGATGATCAGATTACCGGAAGAATCAAAAACTTTTAAAGAACCCATGGCCGTAACCTTTGTTTTATTTTCATCAACAATGAAAGCAGTCATACCACAATTAAACACCACATCTATAAGCGGTTTTCTTTTTAGATCACTCAGTTTATTTTTCAATATGGATTTCTGCAGGGTGAAAGAAAGCGAATGTAAAAATTGACGACATTCTGTAATTTTATAGGATCCCTGATCAATAAACACTGGAATATATTCATTATCCTCAATTAAGAAAGAATTAGATTCAATCAATAGATCCTGCAGGGCAATAGCATCAACCTGTCGCATGAATCCACTCCTGGCTTCAAAATTATTTCGACTGTTTTGATCAAATTGATATTCCTGGCCATTAACAATCTGATAACCTTTGTTTAAAATTCGATCAGAAAAACTTCGCTCTATTTTTAAATTGGTGATCCATTCTCCCCTAGTTAATAAACTCTCTGGAGAGCAAAAAGAATTTAAATACACAATTAAACGGCCACATTCATGCACCCTACAATCCAACAAAAATGTTTTTATCTCGCTTACGATATCTAAGTTAGCATTGATGATCCAAACCTCCCACTTAAACACCTCTTTTGCCGGATTGATTGCTGCAATATTTAATTGGGTGTAACCAATAGGAAGGACCATCCTCTGCCACCTATCCAAATTCGTGACAGCTGACAGCTGATCAGCTGATGTGGTTCCATCTTTATAGTAAGCTTTGTGAACCACCTTAAAATCATCTAATTTGTTGGTATAATTTATCCATGTCAACCAATCCGGTTGATCAACATGTAATGTTTTAAAATTAGGCGACCAAGTGAGGAATTTACTTTTTAATGAAATAAAGGAGAATGGATCAATTTTAGGAAAATCCTCCACACTCACACCACCACAATGAGCCAACCTCAGGCAATCATATTTCCATTCACTGTTTTTACCATCGGTCGCTTCAGCTACTCTGATATAATAAGTTAAGGTTATATTTTCCTCAATGGGTAAACCGGCATTTATATCAGCTGGCAAAGGTGGCTCTAAAAAACTATTGGTTAGCTCTGCATGAAGCGCAGCTGAAACATCTATTTCTAATTTTCCTGCATCATCTGGAGCAGCTGAAGCAGACATTATTTTTTCAAACACATCAGGATCATTAAAATCCTGCTTATACAATTCAGCCAGAATAAAAATGTTATTGCGATCAGGTTTTAAAAAATCAGTTGATATTATTTCTGATACCCGACCAGAATTATCAGCGTATCCCGTTGGAACCAAATCAGCAATCGCCTCCTTAGCAGTCGCTGTGATTACTGTTGGACTATCTAAATTTAATGTGTAATGTGTTTTTAAAATAGGGTTTTTTTGCATCTCAGCTAACACATCGATTACCCAATTGGCCAGTGTAGGATTTGGTCCACCTGGTACTTCAGATTTTAATTCGGATCCCTTTCCATCAGGATTGAGCACATAGTCAAATTGAACGTTAATTGATAGTTTACTGATGGGATCAATAAAACTAAAAACCATGTACTTATCTACCTCTACTAAGTCGGTAAAAGTGAACGTGATGAATGGAAAGACAAAAGGAGTATCGTATAATTTATTTGTTTGTAAAGAATAGTTAATTGGGTTCTTTACAAAAGATATTTCAACCGGATGTTCTATAATTTCTACACTCATAATCTAAGGATTAACTAAAATTGACCAATCATTTGGATCTTTTGGACCAGCCTGATCAGCCCATTTGGTATCATCTAATGTACAATCGAAAAAGTTTTTAAACTGGAAAAATACTTGGACACCTACATATTCAAAATTTGGACCGCGAGCAATTGAAACATGGAAATCTTTAATTGCATTTTGACTTTTATACCACATTGAATTTTCATCGGCTGCCTGCGTCTGACTATCAAACTTTATTCGCTTAATGATCTCATTAGCAATTTTTTCACATTCAGTTATTTTCTCTTTTTCATCTTCAAAATCTTTGTCCTTAGTTTTATGTACAATCATAAAACCACCATCATAATTGTTCAAATTATCTGCTCCCTGCAGACCAGGAGAATAGGCATAATTTACCAGGATAAAATTGAATGTTTTTTCAACGGTCAAAGATCTCAAACCAGACAAAACTTCCTCAATGTTAATCCGAAAAAAAGCTTTTTTCTTAGGTACTGCATTTAGATCATGATCGATGTCCACATGTTGAGTGGCAAGATCTTCAAAGTAATCCGTATATGATGTATAATCTGACATAGTTAATTTTTATAGTTATTCAACATCTCCTTTAATCTCTTCAATTTCTAATTGTTTCGCAGTTATTTGGTCCACATCTTCATCGCTCATAACGATAAAAATACCTTTGGCCAAAATAGCATTCAAGTTATTTACAGCTGCAGTTAATTCAGCTTTTATTGCTAAATCTGAGCTGGTTGCTGCGTTTTCTTCTACCTGATCAATGTCTGGTGTTTCAGTCTGATCAATGTTACCTGTTTCAGCTGTAAATCCACCTTGCTGAAATTGTCTACCGGTTCTAATGGCTTCAATAATATTTACCTGATCAGCGACCATAGGATTTCTTAAAAGGTGTCCAGGTATAAAATACTCAGGTTCCGTTTCATTCATCAACATGATCCGCGGACCTCCTTTCATGACTCCTCCTGATCGATCACTACTAAATTTTGCATTGTATGACTTTCCATCATCAGCTCCTATAGCTTTCATGGTACCACCACCACCTTTAAATTGAGGAAGTGGCTGAGAGGAAATGATGGCAATTTGAGCAATACCTTCAGCAACGGCTAAAGCAATCAAAGGGATATTTGCTGGAGGGGGTGCTGCTCCTGCAGCTTTTATCACAGCTAAAGCAGCATCAATAGTGGCTTGAATAATAGCAGCCTGTTGCTGATCCTTAGCTGCCTTTGTTTTAATTTTAGCTTCCTTTTTTTGCTTTTTCTCTTCTAATTTTGCTGTTGCTGCATCAAACTCTTCCTGGCTGATCAAACCAGCGTCCAATCTTTGTTGAAGGATTTCTGCCTCTTTTTTTGCTTTCTTATCTAATTCAGCTAGCTCTTTATCAGCTGCAATTTGCTGGAATTGTGCAATGGTACCAATCCCATTTTGAACAAAACTAATCGCTGCATCTGCCACTTGTTGCCGTAATGCTTTTTGTTTGGCTGCCTGTGCTGTATCTAGATCTAGTTCCTGTTGCCTGAATTCTGCATTGACTTGGGCCACACGTGCATCAAATTCATCCTTTGAGATCAAATCATCTTCACGCTGTTGTTCTAATGCTAACAACTCAATTTCGCGCTGAGCTTCAATGTTATCTTTTATGGCCTGAATAACTAGAGCCTCTTGATCTCTTCTGGCTCTAAAATCATTTTGATTGATCTGATCTAATTTTTGTTGCTGGAGAATCACTTCAGCTTCTGCAATGGATTGAACAGTCCTCAGAACAGCTTCATTTTCCTTTCGTGACTCTGCAGCTTGTTTTTTCAAACTCTCCTGCTGCAGCTTTAATTTTCCTGCCTGAAATTCTTTTTCTTTGATCAGCAATAAATCATCCAATTGCTCCTGTGCCTGCTTTCCAATATCTCCTTTGGTAGTTGCTAATTTTTCTGCAGCTGCTATTTCTTTCGCAAATTTCTTGTCCAGAGATTGCTCCAATTTGGCCAATTCCTTTTCATCATCCGTTTTCAGAATCTCAATGGCCTCCCTATTTTCTAATTCGATTCTGAATTTATCAACACCAGCTCGTAATTTTTCTAAATTCTTTAGGGCCTTGTCAGCATTTTTAGAACGTTCTTTTGCTGTTTTACCACTGACAGCTGCTAATTTTGCTTCAATAGCAACAATCTCATTTCCTACTGCAATAAACTCAGCTGATCCAATCTGGAGCTCTTCCTGTGCTTTTTTTCTTTCTGCCAGCTCAGCATTTAAGGAGGCAATGGTTTCAATTTGTTTGACAGTTGCATCAGTTACATCTTCAGCGGTTTGTTCAGTTTCTTCACCAGTTTTTTGCTGAATCCCTGCTAATTTTTGATATTTTTTAACAGCTTCCTCCGCTGATAATCCTGCTTTAATGTATTCGGCAACTACTTTTTTAGCACTTTCACGGCTTTGTAATTGAGCTTTATCCACATTTTTAAAAGCATCATCTAAGGCCCTTACTTTAGTTATTGCTAATTCCAATTCTGGAGGATTCAATGAATCAGCGATGTTGGTGCCTGCGATCTTATCCACAGCACCCAAAACAAATTGAAGCGGTTTTAGCAGTTGTGAAAATCCTCTAATAACATTATTGAGGGCTGACCTCCATAAATCATCAAAGGATAGAGCTCCATTATTTATATCAGTAATAAAGTTTAAAAATCCAGTTGCTGTTTGCACTACACCTCTAAGGCTCTGAGAAATGACTCCAGATCCATCTTCAAAACTTAGGACAGCACCCTCATAGGCTGATTGTGCGATTTTAGTATCTCCTGCCAGGTTATCCAGCATGGTTTCTGCTGTTCTTCTAGCCACTCCATCAACATCATTTAAAGCTACTGAGAGTTTTTCTATTGATTCGGTTCCATCTAAAAAAGTGGCAAAAGCAGCAACCGATCTTTTATCTGTTAATTGTAAAGCCTCACCTAAATCCGTTCCCTCAGCTTCCAACTTTTTTAACCCAGCCACTAAACTAGGCAGATCCTTAACTGGCGCGCCTAACGATTTTGCCAATTTACCGTTACTATCTGCCAGATTTAACAAGATATTTCTGGTTGCTGTTGCTGCGCTCGATGCATCAAATCCAGCATCTGCCAAACTTCCTAAAAGGGTAGTAGTATCCTCTAATCCAAATCCTAATTTTGATGCTACCGGTGCAATGGTAGACATCGATGCATTTAGCTTTTCGAAATCAAGCGCACTATTTATAGTTGAAGCAGACAATACATCAACTACACGACCAGTTTCAGAGGCATCTAATCCAAAGGCTTTTAATGTTGACCCGACTAAAGCAGCTGTTGGAGCTAATTCTGATCCCATGGCTGCAGCACCATTTAAAACACCTTCAGTCATTTCCAGAATATCCTCAGTTGGGAATCCTAATTTGGCTAATTCTGTCTGTAATCCTGCTACCTCTGTAGCTGTAAATGCTGTAGATGCACCAAGCTCTTTAGATTGATCAGTCAACGCTTCCATTTGCTCCTCAGTATCACCTAAAATACTTAGGTTGTCTCCGAGTACTGCCTGTAATTTACTGTTGGCCTCTTCATAATCTTTAACAATACCTAGGGCACTTTTAAAAGCAGCGATTACTCCACCAATAACAGCTGTAACTCCGAAAAGGCTGGCAGTTGTGGAAGATAAAGCAGATTTTATTCCACCAAATGCACCACCGACTCCTTTAATTGATTTTCGATGTTGATCTAATCGCTTACTAACTTTTTGAAGGTCTTTACTTTTATCGATGTATGCCTGAGTACCAGGGACCAACTGATTTAATTCATTGTTTAATTTCCTATAATCTCTTCGTAATTCCGCTGCAGTCGCCTTAGCTCCTTTAGCGTTAATGAATAAATCGATGCTTTTTTTAACGTTATTACTGGCCATTATAAACGTTTAGAGATTTTAATATCAATTGCACTGATAGCAACATCCGCGTAGAAACTCGCTATTTGAGTAAAAAAGATTTCTATTTCTGAATTAAGTGCTGCAGCCTGCCATTGTAATGCTGGAAGGGTAACATCTTTACCAAATACATTTTTTGCACCGGTATTAAAAAAGAGGCCATACCAATTGTAATCGAAACGGACACCAAAAACTTCCCCAAAACTCTTTTTTAATCTGAAAGTGAATGAATCAGCCAGGTGTTTTTTAACACGGTTCTGTTCTTTTATCCTGGTAAAGAGACTTGCTTTACTTTCTAAACCTAATCTAGCCACCTCAAAACCAAGTTTGGCCTGACCTTTCACAGCAAAGAGTGTTGAAAATGCTTCTAATTTTAATAGATCAAATGAGGATAAAGGTGTTTCAGCCATACTACAAATTTGTAGTATAACTGTGAGGTAATAAAGGACAGCATTATTGGTGTGTATTATTTACTGCAGAAAATACAGTAAACTAAAAAATGGAGATAAATTTTAATCCCTGGAAAACAAGGCATGAATAACTAAAAGAATTAGGATATCACTTATTTCTATTTGTGATAATGGTGTTTTGGTCCAATTTATAATTGAATCATTCTGAAAAATGCTGTAAAAGATGTAGACTATACCCAACAAAAGAATGATTATCAATGGTTTCCAAAGCCAGATCATCTGTGTAATGGCCCAATTGATGAATTTTAGTTTTAATTTTTGATACATAATGTTATTGAATTTTAATAGTTTTTATTATTGATTAACATTAGAAAACATCTAAATCAGGGTTCAATCTCTTGTACTCAATTACTTTAATTTCCCTAAAAATACTCTCCCTTTGAGAAACTGCGTTGTGATTTTGATCGTTTGACTCTTCAGTTTCTCTTATTTTTCTCATTTGTGTTTTAATCCTATTTTCAGAAAGCATCCTTATTGACTTTATTCTATTTTCACAGTCATTAATATAATCATTATTCTGTTGGATCTTCTCTTTCATTTCATTGATTTCATCAGAAAAATCCTGAATATTATAATGATCTTCCCATTTAAAATTGAGTGATTCAATAGCATCTTTTAATATTTTCTGTTCTTCAGGCATTACTATTGTTTATTTCTATATTTATTTAGATCATATAGTGGCCAAACCACAAATAATAAAAGCCATATAAGAAAACCAATCATAGGTTATTTTTTAACACAATTTCACGGCCAAATTTCCCCGCAATTCTAACTAATCCTAAATCAGTATAAGGGTTTCTCTTTTTGGAAATAACCCTAGTATAATTATAACCCTTATAAAAGAATGAGAAACTACTTAACATTGGCTCATCGTAAATAACAACATCACCATGCTCAAAACTAAATGATCCATTTCTATATTCTCTATGAGTATTTTGATTAATAGTAGATATACATCCGTATCCTTTTTTCTCTGCTTTTGTTTTTCTGTTAAATATTTCCATGATTCATGTTATTTATCTATTTCGTTTTTAAATGAGATCTCAGCTGTTGTTAGTTTCTCCTTTCGATAAGAGACTATTTTCCAGCCTTTATCTATTAATTTATTAAAAACTAATGGTTCATTCTGTTTTTTTTCTGAAGCAGCTCTGATTTTAAATGTTTGGTAAAGTTTACTTTTTTCCCTCTTTTCGCATAAGCATATATAATCGCCAATTGCCTCAGGAGGGATATCCGATTTTTCCCATTTTAAAAACTCCAGTACTGGAAAAATTTTTGATTCTTTTCCCAGGTGAAACCTTAAAATTGATATAGCGGTGAACAGCTGATCATTGACTCCTCTCAAATAATTAACGTGCTTTTCCTCCTGAGTGCTCTCAGCGATTTCTTTAACCCTATTATCATAAGCTTCCTGTAAATTATCTATAATCCATTTCATCCTCTTCAGTATTGGTTAATATTTCTATTTCATTTGTGCAATACATGCAGCACTTCATTTTTCCCTCCGTTCGATAAAAGTGAAATGATCGACAACCGATAGGATCTATTGATAAGGTTTTAATGATTTTATTTCTGAGAGCGATATCAGCTGCAGGGACTCCAAAACTATTCATGGCCCTGACTAATTTATTAATTTGTTCACTAAATGCTTTATTCGCTTTGATCTCTCTATAAGGGATATAAAAAAAACGCTGATAGTAAAAATCTGGATTAGTCATTTTCATAAACTTTTTGACATTTATTACATGGACTTGTGAAAAATAAATGAGGCAAAGAGCCATTAATTTCATCACCTAGATCAAATTTTCTGGTCGAACTATTTACAATATTACATAATGTAATACCACTCCTAATGATATGAATTTTTCTATTTTGATTATACAGAGTATTGGTCATTTTGGCTAAATGTAGTTTTTTCGTATCCTTTATTTTTTTACCATATTTCTGTTGTAGCAGCTCTTCACTTAAAATTTCATCATCAGCATCAAATCCACAACCATAACATAGAGAATTCTCAATACTTTTCATTTTTCCACAATCAGGACATACGTGAATTCCTAATAGTTCTAAATGCTCCGGTGTTGTGTATCTGTCTTTCATGATCTGAATTGATTACCGAGCTCATCCCTTAAAAATGAATCTTTTGGAGTGAGTATATAGGTGAATTTTTTACTTTCTCCAATTTGATTTCCAGTTTTTATCAAAACTCGATTGTTATTTAAAAGCCACTGCATGAAGTTTCTATTTGTATTACAAGTAAACCAATATTCCTGAAGCTTAAACTCTCCCATGCGCACAAAAATGGTCAATTCTTTAATCCTACAATTACCTTCCATAAAGTCCTTAGATCTTGCAAAACGGAATCCCTCCGGAAGCTTAAAATCTAATGATAAAGCTGTGGCCTGTTTGTTGGATAATTTGAATATTTCAGGCATTACTTATTTGGATTTTCAATTTGTTCAAAACTTATTACCCAAACCCATGGATTAATATTCCATGAACCTGGACCATTAACAGTTTGCCAAAGGGTTTTAAAAGAAGATGTTACTCCTGTGACAGCGTTGTATGATTTATGTTTATAGTCATACCAACACAAAGGGCCTGATTTTCCTTGTGAATGTTTTATACCCTCTTCTACACAATCAACATCGGAAATATCATGTAATCTCTCAACTCTAATATCACTAATTTTTAACCAAATTCGAGCCACTTCTTTTGGCATGTGAATCGATGGTTTCCAGGGGACATCTTCTTTATTCCATGTGTATCTTTCTTCCTCATCATTTTCTTCAGCTAATCCTTTTTCTAAAAGATTTGCACATAAATCATCAAGTTTTTTAACCCAATATTCACACCTATCATCATCACCGTAAAAATCAATATGCCTATCTTCACCATCTTTATATTGAAAATGAAATTCAGTGTGATCATCTTGTGTATGGCCAATCATTTTCCATGTTTCTCTTATCCAAAGCATATCACCTTTTTCTCCATAAGGAGATTTAATGATTCCTTTTTCAAACCATGATTTGAGATCTACTTCATCCACATCTTCACACCATCTACGATTTTGTTTTACAATTCTCCTAGTTTGTGATTTTGTGTTATTCAAAATAGCTTCTACCATCTGAGTAGAAAACAATATTGGGGATTGTTTTTTTGATTTGATATCAGCTAATTGCTGATCATCTAAATTTTCTCTTTGTTTATGCATTTTTCTCAGTATTAATTAATACAATAATCATGAACGTCAACTATTAAATGTGAGATCTGCTCATCTAATCCTTCAATTCTAATGGTTAAATCAGCCTGCTCCAATTTATTCTCATTTTTAATCGCTTCCTTTAATTTCTTTGTTAATTGTGCTCGATGCTTATCGATTGCATTTAATAAATTTCCAAATTTTCTCATGTTAAAAGTTTTGTACGGTTTGTAATGTTTTTGCTATTGCGTAAATAATGCCTACTACTATTGAGTAGCCAATAAGTATTTTATCTGAAATGGTTAATTGTTTCATGGGTTCAATTTATTAAGTGTAGATACCATTTGAATCTCCGTTTTAGCCAATTCAATAATGGATTTTACATTATTATTAATCTCTGTAGCCTGAGGAATGTAATCTTTGTTGTCTTTTACCTTGTTAATGTTGTCCAATAATATATCCTTTAAATCTTTCACCACTGAATTATCAATTGATGGTTGGAAATTTGATATAATCATTGGAGTAGAATCTAGAGGCAGGAATTCATTTAACTCTTTTTTTGCAATTGTAAATCCCAATTTTATTTCACCTGTTTCGGTTTTTATGGTGATTATATCATCATTCGTATTGAGATGATAATCGATAATTTTGATTTCATTGGTTTTATACAAAAATGATTTTCCAACCATTCCATCGATCTTAGCTTTTAAGGTGCTCATTTATTTTCCGATTTAGTAAAATTGATTGCCTTTTCAACTCAATTAGATCAGGCTTTTTCATTAGTTCCGCTTTCATATTTTTATCCTTTCTAGACATTAAACTGGCAACATATCCATCCAATAAGTGAACTTGTCCGCTATTTCGCTCCATATTTTCCTGCATTGTAATCAGTTCTAAATTACTTGGCCTACAATCCATAGTATTTCCATTTTTAAAGGCAATGATTCCTTTTTTAGGAATTGGTCCATTTTCTCTGATCCAAATAAATCGGTGTAATTCCATATAATTATAGACTGAATGGACTCCTTTATCAGCTTTAATTTTTATATGATAATAATACCTACCGTTTGAATCAATCCTTTTAGTGATATCTCCTACCTGATTGTAGTTTGGTGGTCTATCTCCTTTTTTAAACCTGGTACCCTTAGTCTTTTCAATTTGTTCAGCTGACATGTAATCAGCTTGTTTTAATCCCTTATTTGCAGGCACATGACCAGAGCCATATTGAGTTGCCTTAACCCTCTCATCCATTATTTTTTTGGGAATAATTAAACCAAGTTTTTTAATTCTCCGTGGAATCATACCCTTTGATTTATTAAGCGCAGATCGAATTTCCGAATAGGTCATTATTAAATAATTCTCCCTAATGTATTTATCATCTTTTTTAGAAAAATTTTTATTGGTATAACTGGATTTCCATTTTAAAATAGTCTCTGGAGGAACAATTAAGTTGTTATTGTTTTTAAATCTCTGGACCACTGTCTTACTTAAACCAATCTTTTCCCCAATTTTTTTAGAGCTCAGCTTCAGATAATTATTCTTAATATATTTTTGTTCTTTCTCAGTCATCTTTTATTAATCAAATTCTAATTCTCCTATTTTTGGTCCATCTTCTCTATCTGGATTATCTGCAGGCGGTCCAGGTGATGATTTTTTCTGTTGAGTTTCTAATTCAATTCCTAACATGTTGTAATCAAACACAAAAGCACTCGATTTAGAGCCGTCAAATGAACTCGCTGGAGTAAACCCCACAAAAGCTTTATTTGTCTTCATATACTGCTTAATGGATCCATCTCCAATCCCATTTTCACCATTTTGTTTCCTATGCTCAGCCATATACAAAGGATGAATTTTTGTGAATCGAACAAATAAGCACTTTTTAGGCTGTTTAAAACTCTGAACTTCATTCTTATTTCGAGCAACACGAATATTCAGATCATTAATAGTTTCAATTTTAAAATCAACGTTGTATTGTACCTGATGAGTGGCATATAAAAACTCCAACATTTTCCAGAATGTTTTTAAAGCATCACTATCATGGATTTGATCACTTTGAGACATGATCATTTTAATGGAATTTTCAAAAAGATCATCATAATCAAATGGTAACTTTAATTTATCTGATAAAATTTTGAATGTTGTAAGTATTAGTGAAAAATTTAATCCAATTCTTCCCTGATATGCTTCATCTTTTAAACGTTTTTTAATTTCTGATTGTACTTCAAAATTTACTTTATTAAAATCCTTCAGAATGAGATCCCTATAACTCAATATTTCAATTATAATGTCTGATAGGCCAGCATCTTCCATCGCATTTAGTTTAGTGGCTTCAGCAAGATCTTCCGTGCTCCTGTCCTCATATTTAATTTCAAAAGACAGTAAAATACACCGTGTAAATAATGCATTTGCATCCCTTGTGGGTAAATATTGACCAGAAATTATAGAGGCAGAATTAACCTCTGTTTTTTTAGTCCGATTATCCTGGCTCATTATTCCTTTTTCATGTCCTAAACCATCATAAGAGGCTTTTATACGATCATACCTGAGCTTATCTAGATCATTATCATATTCATCAAACCAGATTAAAGCATTTCTAAATTGTGCCAATTTTCGATTCATTCCCACCATGGTTCCAGTGTTTAAATTAAACCCTGGCTCACCACCGTGAAAGATTGAATTTAAAGACCTGGCACAAAAAGATTTTCCAGTACTGACATCACCAAACATGAATAAGTGAGGAAATATTTTTTTCATTGAAAAAATATAATCTCTAAAAAGAGAGCAGATGAAAAAAGCAATGGCCATTTTACCATTATTTCCAAATACTCTAATGAATTGATTGGACCATTCTTCAAAACTCACATCACCCTTTCGATAAACAAAATGTCTTTCATTCTCATATAAATCATCCTCTCTCCTAACATCTTTGTAAACACTTGAAAAAGCTGGTAGGAAATATTGATTTTTATCAAACTCAACAATTCCGTAATGGTCCACTTTTTTAAATCTACCATCAACGATACCATTTGCAAATGAATAAAATCCTTCATCTTGCCAGCCTAGTGTTTTAATCTCTTCACAACGTGGGAATTTTTCTAATATTTTAACCATCACACGCTGAAAGTTTGGTTTAGTTCCATGAAAATAAAAGAATCCCTCCTTTATAATTGCAGCTTCAAATTGAGTTTGGCCAACAAATCCCTCACTAGGAATATCAATGATTTTTGATGTCCTGGCATTAATAATTTCAATCAGCCTTTTGTTATCAATTTTGCTATAGATGTGAAAAAGAGGCTTAATAATAAAGTTAGATCTCTGCTCAGGTTTTCCACTTTGATTAATGAAATAGTAACCGGTGTTACGATTACCCTTTTCCTGAACTTCATAAAATCCAAATTTTTCATACTCTTCACGATCAACACTAGCCGGTAATTGTACATGGCCTTTTTCTTCCTGGTCCTGAGCCTTTTCAGTATGTATTCGTTGAATGTTTTTTTCAATATCAGCTCTACTTAGTTTATATTTTTTAGCCAACTTCTTTACATAACCATTGCGGATTCTCACCATGGAAATTGATGAAAGCAATGATTCTAAACTACTCTCTGCAGCTGCGATGTGATGAATACTTTTAGCATTTTCAAAAAACTTTGCAGCGATCCATTCAATTCCATCTTTTTGATTTTCTTCAATGTATTTATCTAAATCACCATCAAAACTATCAGGATCCTCTCCATCAGGAAAAAATAAAACATCAGACGTGAAGCCTAAAGGCGTTACCATCAGAATGGATTTTTCAGCTGCTTTTATTCCTGCAGCATCAGCATCAAACATAAAGGATAAATGATTACACCATTTTTTAAGAAGCTCTGCCTGATCTTTTGTAAATGCGGTCCCTGAAGATGATACAGTGTTTTCATGATTTTGTTCATGCATGGCAATAACATCATAATAACCTTCCACAATTATAGCATTACCAGATTTTATAATGTGTTTTTTAGCTAAATGAATACCATAAAGAGCAACTTTTTTCTGAAATAAAATCGTGTCTTTTGTATTGATATATTTTGGAAACTTATCACCTTTTGTCCAGGCTTCATCTCTCCCTCCAAAACCAACTATTTTATTCAAATGATCAATGATGGGGAAAATGGTCCTTTTATTAAAAAAATCATAAACCTTTTTTTCTTTTTTAGTGATCAATCCAGCTTCTAATAAGTTTTTCTCACTCACCTTATTCTCTAATCCCTTATGGTATAAATATTTAAAATCATCATTGGAATAACCTAATGAAAAAAGCTCCACCATTTCCGGTGAAACCCTATTAAAATCTTCTTTTATATCCTTAAAACTTTTTTGAAAAATATCCAGCGCGAATGCATTAACATCAGATAAGTAATCCTTTACCTCTTGTTTTTTTACATATTCCCTAGCATCATCTGAATCATCTTTTTCTATAAAAATGTTGAATTTTTGGCCGATGTCTGTTATTGCTTCAGGGAATGAATAACCCTCTCTAGTCATTACAAATGATATGTGGCCATTTCCACCCTCACCACATCCAAAACATTTATAGATTCCTTTTGATGGTGAAACAGTAAAGGATGGAGTTTTTTCTTCATGGAATGGACATGGAGCCTCAAAGTTTGCTCCCTTTTTTTTGAGTGAAATATACTTTCCAATTACTTGTTCAATAGATAGATCCTTTACCTGATCAATACTTTTTTTCGATATCATGTTTTTTCTGTAATAAGATTTAGAACAGTATTAATTTCAATTTTTAGGATCCTGGCTATACTAACTTCCTGCAGTGTTTTTTCACAAACATCCCAATCAGGAAGTGTATAAATTTTCTCACACACTAACATTAATTTTATCCTCTCCCTCATGATTTCCTGATCAGAAATTTTCTCCTCCTTAAATGCATCCCATGGATTGATCACTTCATAACCATATTCCTCCAATTGCTTGGTCCAATGCTTAATACTTTCTATCCTTTCAGATTCAGGTGAAGCCAGAGCTCCTGTTAAATAAACCCGATTTGGTTTATATGTAGATAATTCACTCATACTGTAAATGTTTAGTGAGAATCAGAATTGATGAGATTATATATCATCAATTACAGCCTTGGTTTTCTTTAATTCCTCTTGGAATTTTTTCGCCTCTTCGATAGCTGCCTGAATAATATGATCATTATTCCGGACACCATTTAAAACCAAATTGATGTACTTATCTGTAACATCAATTTCGTAATCTTCCATTAATCGTTTTTTGATTTTTGCAGCTGCTCCTTTTGGGAGTTTCTTTTTTAATTTTTTGAGCTCTGTTTTAGATATCATTTTTGTTAGATTTTTAAATTAATGGTACAAATAAACAATAAAAAAATTAAAGTGACAACAAAAAGACTACAAAAAGACTACAAAAAAACTACAAAAAGACTACAATATTTTTGTAGTATTTGAAAATCAAACACTTACATGATAAATAAAAGTGAATATATTTTAGAAAAATTAAGAAAATCGAGTACAATAAATTTCATCATCAACAACGCCCCACATGTGATCAGGATTATCTTTTATTTGTTTTATTAAAAGCTCTTTTTCTGATTCACTTAACTCATAAGTTAATTGAGATTCTAATGTCCGAATCATTACCGAACACCTTATGTCAGTTACTGTTTTCATTCTTTTACATGAATTTCTATTTTATCGAGTCTAATATTTTTATCATCCGAACCAATTTTAGTAACCTGGTAAATATCTCCTTTATGCTGAATATTTATCATACAATCGTCACCCATTGCCTCTGACATTTCTTCCTGCCATTGAGCATGTTTATGCTGATCAGTATCTCTATTGTCCCTAGCTTGTTTCAGCGCTTCCTCAGAGGCGCGCAAATCAGTATAACTTTTTAGCAGTAAATTAAACGCTCTTCTTACTTTTGTTTTTGTCATAGTTTACTTGTTATTGATTTCTACAATATTTATCGAGTATCTGATCTATTTCAATCGTTTCTCCTTTATCACCGGCTCTATTAGAGCTAATAAAATCATCTAATGTGCTACCTAATTGGCAGGATGTTCCTTGTTTTTCTACACGTTGTAATCGGTCTTTTAATGTATTTATAGAGTAAACACCATAGCCTTTTAGGTAATACTTTTTAAAGGTTTCTAAATCCATTCCAGGAGTCACAGGAGCATCAACAACTGAGGACCATTCTAAATAATAAGTTTTGTTTTCTTTTTTGTCAATTATTTTTACAATATATCTAGGCATAGTTTACTTGTTATTCGTTTCAGATAAAGGTTTTTCAGTTTCTTTTATTTGAAGCTCATCTCCTGTTAATTCAAAATATAGATTTTGGAGCTGGTGGACGTATTTTATTCTTTTGGATGCTTCCCAATGATACCGGTCAAAGAAAAAACCATGATCTATTTTAGCTACGCGCTCAGTGCCAATGTTATATTCTGATTTGATTAAATCGTTTTGTTTAAAGCCGATCTTTATTAACCATTCCTCTGTTAATGGTATTGGTGCAATGTCTGATAATGATCTTTTAATATAAACAGATTGAGCATAAAAAGGCTCATCTATTTTATATAATTTAACCTTAAAAAATTCAATAGCACCAATTTTCAGAGGAAGTCCATCAGGGATATGAACTTTATTTTCTCTGTTTATTGTATCGACATAATTACCTATTCTTAATACTGAAGCTTTCATTTTTTTAATTTAATTTCTTTACCGGTTAATGCGAAATATAGATTTTGGAGTTGGTGAACGTAATCTAATCTAACAGAGTCAAAAACTCCCTCATTTTTAAATTGCTTATTGACTATAGTTAATTCAAATCCAAACCACCATTCATGATGTCCTGAAAAAATTCTAATATTATTCAGCATCCAATCGTTAGTTGGTACTTTATATTTTTGAAACCCAAATTTAGCCAACCACTCAGCTGTTAATGTTATTGGTTTGATTCCTACTAAACATAAACCCTTTATTTCATTAAAATCTTCAGCGATTATTTGATGGCAATCATCAACAATAGTATCGCCAGTATATAAAGTCACATAATTCCCAATTCGCAATTCTGTTGCTTCCATAGTTTATTTTTTCTTTTTATCGCGTGAATACCATTGCATAGTGATCAAATTTTGTTCTTTGTCTCTCCTGAGTGCCGTTATTAGATCGGATTTATAAACCATCATGTAAAACCTTTTTCTTCTTTTGTCCTTTTGCTTTGTTTTATATCTAATTTCAGCTACATGGTAAACGGAATTACTTTGTTTCTTTCCTATTGTCACCAGGAAATCATCCACTTTTATAGACTCATCCCATGCTGGCATGTCAATATATAACTTCCTTAATCTATCTGGATCATTCATATATATGATCAGTGCTGGATCCCTTTAAAGGCTCTTCAGTGCCAAAGTCTAATTGATTTTTATGGCAATTAATAGAGCTACCATTGCTAAACTGAATTAAATACCAATCTTCATCCAGGCTGTTATCTTCATAAACTGTCACCGGCTGATTCGATTTTTTATAAATTGCTGTTTCCATAATTAACTTTTAAGCAAAGTATTTAACATTTTATTCAATTCTACCAATAAAGCCTGGTGAGCTTTTGGAAGAGAATCAAACTTTTTATTCTGTGGTCTATCTCCATTTATCCGGTAATAGTAATTTTTCTTTTGGGTTCCAATTTCATTTCCTGCAAACCCATAACCGTTCAGCTCAAAACTATCGTAAAAAAGTAATATAACTCCCACTTGTAAAGAACCAGACAATTCTTTAAACCTTTTGTAGGTTAAGGGATAAGCATCATTGGCATAGGTGGGATTATCAATCAGCCAATTTTCAAAACGCTTTGGATTTTTACCGGTGAATATTTTTTTGCTATTGTTTAATATTGGCATAGCTCATTTTTAAGTTAGAAAATTGTTCAGCTAAATCATTAATAGCATGAGCTGATTTTAAGCCTGAATAGTGTAAAATACCCCAAATTGTTTTGTTCAATTCCTTTTTTTTCTTACGTGGTAATCTAAATTTTTTCATGGTTTTAAGGTTGCATAAATATGAATTGATTATCTATTGTTATTGGGATACTGAATTTATTTGAAAAAACTCCATGCCTTTTTCTCATCTGCTTAAATATTTTAAGATGTGTCTCAGTTGAAAAATCGGTCATTAATTCTGGCCTATCATTTAATATGAGTTTAGAAATATGTCCATCAGCTCCATGAGCTTTTCCTCCTGTCATTCCTCCTGGTATAAATGACTTTATTTTTGGAAAATAAATCTGCTGGTTTTCCAAATATCTTTGTAATCTCATAATCCTGCAGAATAAAATAAAATTCTTCAATTCTTTAGTAGCTTTTTTATAATCCATCATTATTGCCTAATTTATACTATATCATTCCTTACTTCGCCTGATTCATCGAAGTTGTCCCCCACTTTATTGAAATAAAATTTGTAAACACAAAACCCAAAATTATATTGGAGCATATAGTGAAATAATCCTTTAGCCTCTGGAAATCCTTTTTTATGCCAGGAGTGATCAATCATTAGCAAATGAGGTGAATCAATAATTATTTCTAACTTATCTTTAACAATTGTCGATTCAACACCTAAAGAAATGTTATGAATTTCCTGTTTTAATCTTTCAGAAAGTTCTCTAGAATCTTCAATTTTCATGACAATTTGCTCAGTTGGATCCAATCCCAATTTTAAACAATTTTCTAAATGTTTAATGGTGTTGTCCAGTGAATATCCTGAATTAATAAAGCATTGCTCAACCTCTTCTGAGCTGAATGCTGTTCTTAATGAGATCTCATCACATAGGTCCTTATATAGTCCCTCTTCTAAAATTGTTTTTTGTGGCATAGTTTTTTAGTTATTCCTCCATGTTGGTATTTTCAGACCGTGTTTTTTTAATTTGTAATTAAGCAGCTGAGTTGTAATTCCCAATTTAATAGCTGCCTTTGGTCGATGTCCTCCTGTCTCATTAAGTGCTATTTTAATATATACTCTTTCCATTACTTTCAGATTACTAAAACCTATATAATCCTTATCAGTATATGGTTCAATCATGCACTCTGTAATTCTGATGAACAAACACAACACCGGCCATAAGTTTTCACCTGGAGGTTATGATCTTCAGGAGAGAGTTCACAGGAGCTTCCTTTTAATTTTTCCATCATAGTGGTTTCAAAAATCACACCTGGTCCTTTATCCGTGTAATGAACTTGTTTGGCCAGTAGCCTGACATAAACTGGCTCACCACCTGGATGATGGATCTCCAGGTACACCGGTGTATCTATTTTTACAATAACTTTACTCATTGAAAATTTCATTCAGATGTTTGAATGCATGCCAATAAGCAGCATTTTCATCATCAAAATATTTACTATTACAAAGAGTATTTTTCATTACATCATAAGTTTCATGAGTACCTTTATTTTCAGTATCAACAATAAAACATGTGTATTTACCAGATGAAGGATGAAATTCTGCAGTGATGATTATTCCCCTGCTTTTATAATAATCGCGATGAATAACCAATTGAAACCCTTCCGGTAGTTTATAAAAAAGATCAACTAATAAAGTGTTGTTTTCATTATCTTTAAAGGCATCCTCAGATAGGAATTTTGTAAAAGAAGTGAGATTCTTTCCGTTGTAGAGCATATTTTAAAATTAAGTTAGGCTACAAATATACTACAAAAATACTACAGTAATGTATGGTTATTTTTTTCGCTTCCGGAAGGATATCACATGTCCTAATTTGACATGATACTCAGTGACTCTATAATCAAAATTACGTTCAACACGGCCACCAAAGATCCAATTGTTTTTAGTGGTGAAATCTACCGTACCTGAAAACTGATTGAATGCTGGAGAAACGCTCGATTCTATTCCGAAATAAAGTTTATTAGAAGTAATGTAATTGTTACGGTCAGTAAAAATACTGTCGTGAATGATTAAAGTGGTATCGATGTCCAAAAATCTGGTTTTAAATACCAGATCAGTAGACAACACTTTCCCTTTTGTGAGGCTGGTTATTTTACCAGTTAATACTACCAGGTCACTACTATCCCTAAATTGAGTTACAAATTTCCGAATTGGGCCACAGGGTTCATTTTTATTTTCCTTTTCAATCAATTTCTGGATCCTCTTAGAGAGTTTATTCCTGTAGACAGGTTTTTCCTCAGGGATTTGATCTAAGAGCGTAAAATAAGCCTCTTTGTACGTGCTGTCATATACTATTTTGATGCTACGTTTAGTAGTTACTTTAGTGGATGTTTTTCCAACCTCAGGGCATGGATTACATTTATTTAAAAGAATGGCCAACAATACAGCTCCTAAAATAAAAGCTGCTATGTGCGTGAATATCTTCAATTTATTATTTGTAGAGCTCATCGATCCATCGTTTAATTGCATTCACATGAACCTGAGCAATCTTGATCCGGCCATGCTTATTCATTAAATGCGTTTTACAATCCTTTTCATTAGAGTGAAAGAAATTCTCTGTCAGTACTGCAGGACAATTCGATTTTCTAATGATCAAGTAATTGGCCTCTTTATCTGGATCACCATCTCTGTTGTCCTCTCTAAATCGCTCTAAGGACCACATTTGTGCTGCCTCTTCATACAGTATCGTTGCAAATTTATCAGAGTTGGTTTGTCCTTTGGTGGTATAAGTACTCCAGCCATGCGCTTGCTCTTCAGTGAATCCATCAGAGTGAATAGAAATCAATAAACAGTTTTTAGATCCAAATTTTTTGACATACCCATTAACAATGTCAACACGTTCATATAAATCCATGTCAGCCTCTCCAGAATTTACAACACGGTAGTTAATGCATTCAGCATCTAATCGAATCATGATTTCCTCCCTGATCAGTCGATTACCAACACCCTCAAAATATTGAGTTTTATCCTTCCAAATTGGAGAGCGTTTCCCTGGTGTTACATATTTTCCGTTGATCATTCCTCCATGGCCAGCATCGAGCAACACTACAAATTTATTTTTACTCATCTTTTAAGTTATTAAAATCGGTTACTGCCTCTATTAATCCTGAAACTAATTCCAACCAGGCAAAAAGAATCGCATTTAAAAAAGCGACCATTAAAATCACCGGTATGATCATTAGATCAAAACCTTCCTGAAAAATAGGGTACCAGATTAATGTGTGTATTGAAGCCATACAAGTGGAACACAATATAACTGGTTTCATTAGGAAAAGTACGATGGTCCTTTTTTTATTGTCCCTAGTCAATGTTTTGATGCGCCTTTCTAAACTATCAATTTCAGATTCATGAGGATTTCCAAAATCTTTTAATTCTTTCAGGTTTCTATTAAATGATTTAATCAAATCGTTATCTTCCTTTTTATTCACAACCATCTGATCCAACCAGGAGCGCATAAAATAAAGTACCATACCTTTTCCAGTGATGGCTCTGAATCCTACAATAATAAATGAAATAATAAAAGCAGTTGTAATCATAATTTATTTTTTTACGTAACCTAAAATAACATTCAGGTTTTTGTTAATTTCTTTAAACTCCTGATCGCTTTTTGTAATATATTCCTTCATGTCATTCTGCGTTTTTTCAATCCGCTTATGGATAATTAACTCAGATTCTTTTTGCTTTAATTCAGCATTTTTAAGACGAATATTCACTGCCTTATTATTAGATCTAATGTTAAAAATCATCCCAGCAATAGTTAAGGCTATTGTTAAAATATAAATAACATCCTTTAGGGTGAACGTGACATCGCTCATTCCATCAATTGTGGCTTGTAATAACATATTTTAATTGTCTGGTGGTGTATCTTCTGAATCACCCATTGTTAATCCTCCCTTAGTGATTATTCTAAGAATTAAATTAGCAATTAAAGTGATCAATGCAATCCATTTTACAGGTATGTGAAAACCTAAATCAATGAGTTCCGGAAGAATTATTGAAATTGCTATTAAAATGTTGACCCAAATTGTTTTTGATTTCCAAAAAGCTTTTTTCTTATTCATCGTATATCAATTTAATTTTATGGTACTGTTGTAACTCCTGTTAATATTCCTCCAGTAAATGTCATTGTTGCAACATCACCGGAACCACCACCGCCAAAAGTATAAGTATTAGTTTGTCCACTTGCACCAGCTACTTTATAAATTCCAGTAGTATTAATATTTCCTTGAACGTCTAATTTTTCCGTTGGATTTGCTGTACCTATTCCTACTTCATTTCCAGATTCTAAATAGAGTGTATTGTTTGCTACTCCGTTCTCCATACAAAAAGGAGAGGATCCTCCAGTATCATCTACAATTGAAAATAAGGTACCATTATTTACAAAACGCCAAGTCCTCGCACTCGATCCGGTTCTCCTTATTTGAAGTATAGCGTTGGCACTATCTTTGTCTATAGTAAAAACAGAAGCAGCACCCTTAAACATCATAGAAATACCTTTCCCTGGTTCTGGTGTAAGTGAGACATTTCCTGTTTCGTCTAAAGCAAGTCTAAAACCATCCGTTGATGTATGCCCTGTACTAATATTTGTTATCTGAAATGACGGTGAAATACTATCCGATATATGTAAAATTGATTTAGGCGAACTCTGTCTTAATCCAAAAAAATTATTGGTATCATCCCAAAATAAATTACTACTATCTGTCATAATTCCTGCTTCACTATCTGCGAAAGTTATTCCTCCAATTTCTAAGGTTGCTGCCGTAGTATGTGTAAACCTTCGCCATGCAGTGCCGTTATAAAAATTAGGACTATTACCGACCGTTTCATAAATTGTTAATCCTGCTGGTGGTGTTGGTATTGCGTCCCTTTCTGTCGCGTTCATTCTAGGAGGCAATAGTCCCTGAGTTGTAGAGGTTAAATCCAATATAGCTGCTGCAATGGGAGCGCCTCCTATTCCTATGCTTGCCCCAGTAAATATTAAATTATTTGAGGCCATTGTAACGGTTCTTAATCCTGTCAATGTTAAATCTGTATTTCCAAGATTTGAAGTATCTGTCAAGTATGATATTGTTCCACTTTCCGCTTTAAGTGTAGCTGTAAAATCTGAGGCACTTGGAGTGTGAATTAACAACATTTCGCCAGCCAGTCCAGCATTAAATCCGATTTGATTGACATAAGCTGTGTTATTGGTTTTCCCATCAATATCAAGTCCTCCTAAAAGAACTGAATTAATGACGCTGGTATTAACGGATCCAGACTGACTGGAGATGACAGTCGGAAATTGAACAGCCAAACCACCAGGAGTAGGACTAGCTGAGTTATCATAAATAGCAATAGAACTGGATCCAACTGTTAAAGTGGCACTAGTGGCATTGATAAAGGAAAAATTAGCTCCAAAACCAAATTGGGCTGTTGTGTTGTCACCATAAAACCAAGCTTTTAAAAATGCTCCATTATCATTGGTTAGATCAAATATATTATCGACTCCATCCCTTAAATTCAATTGAACGTCACCATTTAGTGAGTTAAAAGTCTGCCCATTTAGCGTGGTGTTTCCAATAGTTAATACATCGCTCAAACTTTGTGCTCCTGTAATATCAGACAATAAAGCAACCGTTCCTGGCTCATCTTTAAAGATTATGATGTTGTCTGATGTCGCTGTTGTATGAGTTAATCTTGTTTCAAAAGCAGCACCTGAATTGAAAGCAAATTGATTGGCATAAGCAGTATTATTGGTTTTAACTATTATCCCCAAACCTCCTAAGGCAGTTGAATTGATTATACCAGTATTAAATGTGGTGTTTTGAGAAGTCACATTCCCTGGAAAGTTGGGTAAATTTTGTGTCGTAAAAGAACCAGCATCATTATCATCTACTGAAATTATTCCCACTTTTGAAAATCCTCCTTTAACAAATTCTAGTGTGGCCGTGTTATCTGTTAATGATAATTTAGCGCAATCATCGACAAAGAAATTAGCAGTACTCCCCATAAAAATAGATTGCGTTGCTCCAAAATCGGCCATTGTAAAAAAGGATTGCCCATGGCCAAATCCTATAAATCCGGATGTTAAGTCTAAAAACGATTCTGTCCCAACACCTAAAGAACCATGCACACCGGTGAATAAACTCAGTTGATTGTTGACTCCTAAAAAACGTGGATTGAAAACAGCGGTCCCATTTAAAGCCTCTATCGTTTGACCGTCACTCATTGTATTGCCGTTGGCTATTGCACGGCTTAAACTTTCATTGGTCAACGCTTTAGAAGCAGTACTCAGATTATCTGTGCTGGTAACGAAAGTTGTCAGTGTCCAAAATCGGGTTTCTGCTTCATCAAAAATGATAGATCCTGCAGGCAATGACTTGTAAAAGAAAGTCAATGAATCAGGAACGTGTAAAATGGTTCTAGGGATCTGAGCAAAGCTGCTCACTGAAATTAATAATGCTGCTATAAATAATATTTTTTTCATCTTAAAGTTGTATAATGTTTAAAGTTGTTCCTGCTGGTGCTGCAGGATTAAATGTGATCTGCTTATCTCCTGTTTTAGTAAATGGTCTAACACTTAACGCTTGCTGTTCAAAAATTAACAAACGATCTACTTTGACTGGTTTCAATAAATTAAATATGGCCTGAGGAGCAGCTAATTCAACACCTGGGTTAATCGTTGGTTTTTCAACTTTATCAAAAGTCGCTGTAATTGGATTGAATTTAAAACTCATCTAGTTAAGCTTTAGTTATAGTTAAAATGTTATCATTCGCGTCATAAGTCAATGTAAGTGTTGCGACTACTGTTCCGCCTGCTCCACCTAAACGATAAACCACTGTTTCGATCTCTCCATCTCCATTGCCTCCCACTTTATAGGCTAATGTAATGTGATCATGAGGTGGGATGTTAAAACCTGGTATTGGTGCCGGTCCTGCTTCTGTTTTTAATGACGGTAGTCCATCACTACCCTCTACTGCAACTGCTTCAATTATTTCATTACCACTAACTGCTTTACCGGATTGTGCCTTAGTTTTTACTTCAGTTGCTGAATTCGTGTTTAATCTATCGCCTGCTGCCATGTTTAAAAGTTTTATTCAAATTTAGAACCCTTAAATGAGTAAATAAAGGACAGCTTATTTTCTTTTTGTACCGCGATTTGCTTGACGGTTTTTGATTTTCTGTAAATTGGCCTGCTCTCTTCTTTTGCGTTCTAATTCAGATTTATGATCAGCTCTCCTGGACATTTCTACAAAGACGGTAAACCAGTTGGTATCAGATGTTTTGTCAAAATCACCAAATTTATCTCCAGAAAGCTCCAGTAATGATCCGGCCCATCCATAGTCATTGCCTGTTTTCTTAACATTCGTTTTTACTTCCTGAAATAAGTTCTCAAACACCACTACATTGGTATTGCGAAAACCCCAATAAAAATAAAAGATGGCCCATTTATACTTTACCGGTAAATATTTTTGAAAATGTTTTGCCAATAACTTAGTCCTTTTTTCATTGAATGGTTTTCGTTTGTCACCATTCCAGAATTTATTTTTTTTGGCCTCATCCATTTCAAACAATCCCATTTTTGGACGGTACAAAGTAGCCACCAATTCCTCCAATAGATTTGTTTCACCTTTGGCAATTTTCATGTATAAGGTATCGGCCACAATCATCTCATTAAAAGAGCTACTATATAGTTTTGCTTCAGGACCAATGTATTTTCTACCAAAAAGCCTGAAATGAGGAAGGATCTGTGTATTTAGATCAGGAGCTTCATTTAAAAATCCCATCAATTCATAAAATGCCACTGCCACCTGATCTAGATCTAATTTAGCAAAAGTCCGGCCGTTTACTTTCAATAAGGATTTTAAGACAAAGCATTTAGAGATATAATAAGCGTTGGACAATTCTTCCTCATCAGTTTGGCTGTAAATCAGTGGCCAGTACTTACCAATTGTGAGCAGCTGCTTTTTATCTAATCCATCCCAGGTAATAGGTACTAATACCTCTTTTCCATCTATCTTAACATGGTTGCTCATTTAACTTTCAATCGATAATTAGCGTACCTGGTAAAAATGGTCCATAGTGATAAAGTCAGCACTAAAATAAAGAGCCACAAACGTTCATCAAAAAATTGTGAAAGTGTTTCCGGAAGGTTGTAAAATAATGGTCCTAAAAAAGGAATCAAAACCATTTCTGAAAGTAACAATGGAAAACGTCCCTTTTCATAAATGGTGTAGCTAATATTATTCATTGCTGTTACCTGGTCCTCAAATAAAAACCATTCAGCTGCAGTGAATCTTCTTTTAGATTTATCGGCATAACGGACCACCACATAATCGATACGAGCGATGTATTCACGTTGTTTTTCAATATCAATTTGTACTTCCACCTATAATGTTGATTAAAGACTGGACCGTTATAAATCCTATGACAAACTTAATTGGCCCAGCCTAATAATTAATACATGAGTTGATAAAAATACAAAATTAATACAATAGTGTAGTGTGTTTATATTAGATGTTGTGGAAACCTGTGTGTCCCTCTTTTTCAACATCACATTCCTCTGGATCTTCCGGAGGATTAACGGTGATATCATCTCTATATGTTGGATAATCATCCAAATTATTATTCAATAACTCCTTTAATTTATCGATCCATTGATTCCCTCTTTCTAAAGCATGTCGAATTTTTACAGAGATCTGATTGTCCTTTGCCGTTTTCTTTTCCTTCACCTCACTTTCAGATCCTTTTCGCTCCACATACATTACCCCCTGAGAGTTGAACTTCACCCAGCTTTGAACACTCACATCATGAATTGTGAATTGTGCGATCGCTTTACGAATCAAATTAACTGCTTCCAATTCAGCTGTAGTGAATGCCTGTTTTGCTAAAATCTTTGCTTTTAAATGATCAAAGAAATCCCGTCCGATGCATGCCAATATATATAGACATTCCACATCTATAATGGTAGTTCTTAATGCATGGAAGGTTTGTCTGCCTTGGTGAATAGGGTAATGTAACTCAAATTCTGCAGCTGTATTGATGAACAGCTCCTTATTTTTAGTATAACCAGGATTATTGTTCACCCATGTTGGATAATCTACCTCATTATCCTCTAAAAACTCTAACAGGTATTCTAAGTTATCATATCCGGTTTGAAAAGCATCTGTTTTTAAATCTTCTATCTGTCCGGAGAATGCACTTTTATAATTATCATTTTCCTTTCTGGAGATTCCTGAATCATCTATTGAAACTGAGGCTAATGGTATATACTCTCCCCAGGCAAAATTGGCCAATGATGGTTGAATTTCATCGATTAAAGCCTGTTCCTGAGCTGTAGGAACACCGGCATGAGCTGCTACAATACTAGTAGTTAATACAGGACCTAACCATGGTTGCAAATATTTTCTAAGTGCATGAGAAATTTTTGGAGCCAATGAATCAATCTCCATCGCTTTGGTAACGGATACCTGTTCTTTAAATTCTGATATGTCGGTAAATAATTTTGCCATTATGTTACAGTTGGTTCTTCTTTTCCGTTTGGTTCTTTATCCGTTGTAGTAGAGAATTGATGTGAAAATCCAAAATGAATGTCTTTATCCCATCCGTTAAAATGTTTCACCATGTACAATGGTTCAAATAAGATTTTCGATTCCGCTTGCGTTAATAAAATAGAATTATTGAATGCTTCCCTTTTGTCTGATCCACTACCGGCTCCCATTTTTCCCCCTGCAGGCTGAAGTCCTGCTAGCGATGGATCTATTCCTAAAGCCCTGGTAATTTTTGCATCTGCGTGATCAGCTGCAGGAACAAAATCACCCTCCTTAAATTTACTATCGATCACCACAATCTCAAAACCTGGAATTGGTTTTTCCGTGATGGGATCAATTGCAAAATGAGTAATTAAACTTTTGCCTGCATTTTTAATGCCAGTTAGCCACTTATCCATTTCTGCCAACTTCTCATCGATGATAGCTTGCCGTTGCTTATCATTTTTTAGATCCCATTTTGGATACATTTTCGACCAATAATCGTAAGGAATTTTAATGTGATATTTAATGTTTAATTGATTGTTATTGATGGAATTCAAAATAATAGGGATAGAGCTCTCATAATCCAACCAACCATTTTCATTATAAAGTGCTGCATGTGGAGGCTTTGCATAAATTTGCCGTCCTGGAGATGGAAAATAAGTCTGCCAGGCAAACTTATGTTTTGATCCAGATTTCCTGGCAATTGTTTCTTTATTTCTTTCCCTGGCTGAGATGAATGGAATTAAATCAGCATCCGTTTTTTGGATACTGATGTCAGTTACAAATTTTCCAGAATAACCCAGGTTAGGAATTAAATTACTTTCTTCAGCAACTTGTAACCTGGAGAATTCTGCCTCTAAATGTAAAAGATCAGTTACTCTGGTATTTCCTTTAGTTAATAAAAATTCTGAAAAAGCATTGCCATAAAATTTTAAATCCATCAGCTGCTCAATCATGAATCGATCAATGTTTGAATTAACAAAGAATTCATCAATCTTATCATCCTGAAAAAATTCAATTATTACAGCCCCTTCAACAATTTTCTTTTTAAAATATCGAACACCATCCCCCCAAATTAGAGCCACTGCTTTTACAATTAAAGGAAGAGCGATTGCAGAATCTTCTAATTTTTTTCTAACTTCAGTTGGATAACGATTATTCAATCCCCAATCATAAAACTCATTACTTTGATCATCATCATCGACTTCTAAAAAAGCTGGTTTTGCTTGTTTGGCTGCAGCGTCTGAAGAGATCATAGTGACTAGTGCACTATTAGGAAGTAAGGCTGTTGTGGTTCTATTTCCATCCGTATCTAGACCCCTGAATTTTTGAATTTTATTATTACTCATAAGTAAACCATTTTTCCATTGAATTCAACGATCAAATCAATGTGACATTTTTTTATTAACGCTGTTTCAATTCCATTAGCATAAACTTTTAAACTACGAGTAGCATGTTTAAAATGCTTAGGGTTTCTTGAATTTTTTTTGGGTGCTGCACCAGGTAAATTTTCTGAAACTTTTTTTTCTTTCTTAACATTCTGCTTTGCCTGGTACTCTTTAATAATTCCACCGGTATTCCTCTTTTTATCAAAACTCACAAATTTGATTTTAAAGAGCTCACCAGATTTCATGATCTTCAACACGTCTGTTAAGCTGATTAAATTCATAATGTAAATTTCTTTTAAAAACTTTTACAAATAAAGGACAGCAAAAAGCGTTAAAATCCACTGTCATAAAAAAAAAGCTAAAACACTCATTTTTAATGATTTAGTTTGAATTTTTTTGGACTTAAAATCAAAAACAGACAGAAAAAG